ACCTAATAGAGGTTCTTTACTTATTTGCCTTATCGATAAGTCTTTCACTAAATGTTCCTTCATATGTTTTGTGTGCTACTTGTAAAATCACCAAATGCAATAACGTCAAATAAAACCCTCTCTCGTAAGAATTGGTTGCTTTATGTTTGCGGTTATTGCTAGGAACCAAATTGCCACGCTCTACAATAAAATGATAAAAATCATCAACCTCCACGACTTCATCGGTCAGTAATCCTAGTATTGATTCAGAAAAATTTTCAGTGGTGAAATTGTAATCACCTTCATTTTGAATCATCTTTTTCCAAAGAGCTAAAAGCTTTCTATAGTCATCGACATCATAAGAATGAGCGTGCACTAAATTCAAGTCTTTTGGATGATAATTGAAATGATAGTAAAACATCAAATAACTCAACCCCTTAGCAAAGGTGATATTCTCGCCTTCAGCGGTCAACGAATTACAAATGATGTCATATTTGTTTTTAAATTGTTTCTTTGCGATATCTTCTTGTAAGTCAATAAACAATTTGACGATCTTCTGACACATATCATCTGGTCTAAACATACGAGTACCAGTATCCAAATTACCAGCCGGACATTGATAACATGCATTCTTATAATCGCAGGTTTGGCATTGTTCTTCTTCTTCAAACATCTTGGCATATTCACGCTGAAAATGTTTATATCGATCGATATAGATTTGATCGTTGAATACATTTCCTAGAATCGCACCATTACCAGCTGCAGCTTTTTGATTGGTGAAAAAGTAACAGCCAGAAAAATCACCTGATGCATCAATAGCAATCATGTCTGAACCGATCATACAGTTCTCTTCACCCTTTTGACCAACACCCTCAGAGAAGTGAATCTGCATATCTTGATATTTGCTTAAAACGTCAAGGATATCTTTATGTAATTTATCCCATTCATCATCTGTCCAACGGATGAATCCTTTACTCGAATCGAGGACTAACGGATGTACAACCATTCTACGGATACCGCGAACATATAAATGATCTGCAAATTCAGTAAAGTATGGAGCATTTTCTCTTGCAAGGGTGCAACGAATGGTTATACGTTTTTCTTGCTTCGGACCATCTGGAATATAGTCGATCATGTCCATCAACTTATCAATCTTATCTTGACCGATCTCACGGTGATCGACTTCAGCGCGATCAGTGTCTAACGATATAAGAATATATGTGAAGTCATGAGCTAAAAATTCATCAACGAGTTCTTCTGTTAATAATAGTCCGTTTGTGACCATGCCGACTACAGTGTTATTATCTCCACGTGCGTTTTCCTGTAATTCAGCTTCATTCTTGCGAACAAAATCCAATATAATATCTTTGTGGATAAGAGGTTCTCCACCAAAGAAATTAAAAACTTTGCGTTGTCTGGTATTTGAATTTACGAGAAATCTGTATGCAGATAATAAACTATCTGCAGTAAATCTTCCAAAATCTTTATTGTGTTGCTCGTAGCAGTATGAACATGACAGATTGCATGCGTTGGTTAGAATCAAATTCATTTGTTTAAGTTCTTGGAAAAGATACTTAACAGAATCTAATTTGACAGTAGTTTCTTGTTCTCTTGGAACGACAGAAATAAGCTTATTGGTTTTAGATAACCCCTTTGGGGTTATAATTTGTTCACTTTTAAATTGAAAAGATCCATCATCTAAAACATTAACTGTAGCAGAGTGTTCACTTTTTCTTTTTGCAAGTTGTTCTTTACTCAACCAAACTATGGGTTGGCTCATAATATATCTCTCAATTCTTTATAGTGTTCCTCTACTACAATCACACTGGCACTGGCATTCACACACCGTTGTGTAATCATCATAGAATATATGATTGTGTGTAGCCAATGATTCTAATACATCAAGCATTTGCCTATATGTGTTAGCTGATATCGGCTCAGCCGGCTGAGCTTCAGCAGGAATAGGTAGTCCAGAATTAAATAGACTGGTTTGTTGTGTCATCTTTAAACCTCTTCGTAATGTTTAGATACTGTTATATTGTATACCAAACGGTTGCCGCTATTAATAAATGTCCAATCCATGGTATTACCAGTATTCAATCGAAGACTGATATAACCACCATGTTGTCCATTTTTAAATCGCGCTTTATATTTATTAGATCCCAAACTGATGATATTTAAATCACTTACAACTTTTATCAATGAACTATCTAAGTTTTCATCTAGTGCTTGTCGGAGTGTTCCTAATGCACCAACATCAAACTCAAATTCATCTCCTCGTACTACATACCACTTATCTTCTAATGGATATGCATTTTTACTCATCTTTGGTTTTAAGAATTGAGTAGCAAAATCTCCCATATGCTGATCCATATTTCTAAATCTTGCAATATCAGTTTCAAATTCAACATCATCACCTAATACAGTTATTGCTGGATTAAACACTATAAGATAGATGGGCGTATCTTTCATCTTATACGCATAAAACCATGTTACTGCGCTGACGCGTTTATTATCATTAGTCGTTATAAATTCATCTTTTTGAATATCATATATGTGACCTCCCATCCAAGGATTGCGAGTATAGAACACAGTATTTTGAATAATATCTTTATGAGAACCGCCGCCATCCATAAATGTACCGAATCCCAAAGATTTCTCTTGATTATTATCAAGCCAATTAATTACAAAGTTAAGATCCACACCCTTTGTAACGGCTCTGTTGATATCCATTGTTGGTTCAACAAACTGTTTTGTCAATATGAATTCAGATCCTTCTACATGACCGAGATTCTTCTTAAACACAACCTTATTATCTCTTTTATTGAACTGATATAGATATGATTGTGAATCTTTTGGGTTTATCCAAAATCCTTTGTTATCATAATCAGAGTTCCATGTATTTGCAGCATCCAGCCATGGGGTACTTTGAGTTTCACCACATTGAAAAAATACTATAGGTTTCATTATATCCTCATGTTTAATTATAACTATGTTCTTCCGTACACAAATCACGCAGATCTTGAACCATTAATCATCAGTTCCGCTGAGGACTTCCATTTGATTACGAAGTCTGGTCAGCGGATCCTAGATGCCCAATGCGGCAATATAAACTGCAACCTGGGTTACTCTCAACATTCAATATCCAATGCTATTTATATGGCATCCAAGTCATTACCGTTCAGTAGACATAATAATGCTATGTTAGCTGAGATTGGTGCAGAGTATTCTAAGCGTCTTTCATATTATTTCCCCAAACACGAGAAGTTTTTCTTCGGAAGTTCTGGTTCAGACGCAATTGAGACGGCATTACGTTTGTCATATATGACACGCTTAAAACAAAAGAGTGATAAGAAAAAGATAGTTACGTTTAAGGGATCATACCACGGATCTACATGGTTGACAGGATCCATTAGTGATTTAGGAGGTTTAGGACAACACTTGCCCCATTGGCCAGATAATTTAAAGTTGTCATCTCCATTTGGTAATGATGGACAACAAACATTGTACGAGCTTGAGATGTTAGACTTGTCAGGAGTTAGTTCCATAGTAATAGAACCATTCACATATTTGTCTGGAGTGTTTGAATGTAGTTATACATTTTGGGAAGAACTTGAAAAGATATGTAAACAAAATGATATCCATCTAATATTAGACGAATCTGCATCGAGTTTCTTTAAGACTGGAAATTCATTCTACTACACATCAATCCCAATAGAACCAACATTCATAGTGTTATCAAAAAGTATTACTGCAGGTTACATGCCTCTCTCAGCCGTCGCTATCCACAATGATATTTGGAGTATATTACAAGACGAATGGATTGTACACGGTTGGACAAACAGCGGATCGGTACCTGCATTAGCAGCAGCAAACGAAGCGTTACTGATCTATGAAGAAAATGATTTTAATAATTGTGATTTAGTAGAAGATTTTCTATCGTGGCTAGTGAGCGAGCATGACATTACCTCAACTAGACAAGTTGGTAACTTCTTTGCTTTTGATATGAAATCTAGGAAGTGGCGCCGAGATGTTGGCGTTAGGTTTGCATCAGTTGCACTTAAACATGATCTTCAATTGACGACTTTTAAGTATGATGCTATTGCTAGAGGTTTGATACCTCTAAATGCTGGTGAAGAATATTTTAATGAATTAAAAGAGAAAGTAAGTCGAGTTGTAAAAGATACGAGTTTACTGCGTTAAGCAGTTCTATCAGCAATGTAATGACTGTGATTTCCAAAGCCTCTGATTGCACCTCTAAGCTCATTGTGTGTTAAAGTAGTTATCTCACCCGCTGATGCGACGGTGGATGGAGGCATATATAACTGTGACAATCCATTTGGTTGGATAGCTCCAGTATTTTTATCTTCATAATAATTGCCACGATCGCCGTTATTACCATATGTAGCTAGTTGATATGCATCATCATATGTGTGAAAATGGCCTTGCCAAGCATTGGTTAAGTTAATCAACGAATTAATATCACTAGCATTAATAGTGTTTCCAACTGCAATATTATTTCTTAATGTAGTTATAGGACTATTATCAGGAAATGAATTTGCTTTGGGGGTGCGTTCTGTTTGTGCCATCTTAAACCTCTAAAAATTCTTCAATTGTGTTTTGAATTTCAATGGTATTATCCCACAATTTACTATCCCAACCAGTATTATCTTTAATAGTTGCAAAATATACGATTTTTGTATCTACATTGGATTTAATAAAAGGCTCAACAAAATACTCTAACCACAATTTAGCAGCATCTTCTTTAGATTCGGCCTCAACTGCTAATGACTTGATAAACTCTACTGTTTCTAAATTAAAATCTATACTAATAAAACTATCATATAGATTATCATAGTTCAAGTCTATGACAGTATAGTCTTTATTATAAATTATGCTTTTTTTAGTTTTTCTATAAAGCGGTAAATAATTATCACCATCTCTATCTACGCTATCAGTAACTAGTAAGCGAACGATCTCTTGTTCTAAAACTGGATTTTCTGAATACTTTATATCAGATAGTGATGGATGTTGTTTGATAAAATCAAAGAATATTTTTTTGTGTTCATCTTTAGTCATTACAATATCACACACTCAACTAATTTTTCTTTGAATTCTTGGTTTGTTTCAAGAGCTATGCCAACAGGATTTAAGACTCCATAGATTGCTCTGCCATCAACACTAGCGATTACTGTTTGTCCTTTTTGAATTGGACCAATAACTCTAACTGGAACTCGACCACGAAGAGCAATCGCTTGACCATCAGCATCTTTATTCATCAAGAATGCTGGCTTCTCAGAGATTACACCAACTGCGATTTGACCTGGAGAATAAGAAGCTGTACACTCTGAATCAGTACTCAATGAAACCACCATGACAGTTCCAACTGGATATTCTTTATCGGTTGTATATTTTTCTGCTAAGTCGGCGTATCTAGCTGATGTTGCAACACCATTAAACACGTTTGCTGTTAAATTGCCTGAACTATCACGCGCTGCGATAGTAGAAGCTGTTGCAGCCGTAGCGCTGTTCATACCATCTAATAAGTCGGCATCAAGACCAGAACTTGCTCCATCATTACCAGAATGCCATGGAGTATAACCTAACGCAGCGACTACGTTAGCATTAGTTAGACTAAATTGACCATTCGTTGAATTGTAAGTAATATTACCATTAGTAGCAATACTAATTGCAGATCTTGCACGAGCGTTTGTGAAATAAAGGTTAGTACTGCCTTCTGCAGTAGCATCTGTAGTAAATGTTATGTTGGCAGAACCATTAAAAGAAGCGCCGTTGATCGTGCGAGCAGTTTGTAATGTTGTAGCGGTTGATGCATTGCCAGTAACGTTACCTGTTAAGTTACCAGTAACGTTTCCAGTAAGAGGACCGTTAAATTTAGTAGAAGTCATTTCTCCAGTAACAGTTAAGTTACCAGCAGCAGTTAGTACAAGTTCGAATGTGTCTGCAGAATCTACGTTTACTTTGAATTCATTACCATCAGTAGAGATAACACCATCAAGAGGTGCTGCAGATCTTACTTCATTAATCGCTGCAACTACATTCGTTGCATCAGTTAATAATCCAGCCGTGTCTCCTACGAAGTCACCAATCTGATTAGTTTTTAGTCTCCACCCATTAAAGGTGTCGGTTAGATTTACGTTGATAGCTGCCATTTATATCTCTCTATTTTTGAATGTTAGCAAGAATAGTAACTAACATGCTTTTAATTTCACTTACTTCTTTTTTGATATCGTTGATATCAGTAGTATTCTTTTCAACTTGTTGTTGTGCATTAATTAGTCTTTGTCTATTTTGCAAATACTTATTATATGAAATGTCATCTTTATTTATTACAACTTTTGAAACGGGGTCTCGATATAACCCTGTTTCATTTTCTACTTTCATCAAAACTTTTTCACTAAGCACAGGCAATTACCCTTAGATCTTTAACTCTAGGTACTTGAGCAGAATTACCAGTCTTGAATACTATCTTAACTACGACTGCATCGAATGCAGGTAAGTTTTCTAATTCATAAGCAACATCAGTAAATGTATTGCGATTAGATGTCTTAATTAAGTTGGCTGTAGGAGTAGCTTTTACAAAGTTAAACTTGGTAATATCAGTAGTTGAACCAGCAGGTAATAGCTTGTAATAAACTTCTATGTCTGAACCAGTCACTGCTGGAATGTTAGCTCCAAACATGATCTTCAAGAATGTAGAAGAATTTGCTAAGTTAACAACGCGTGTAACATATTTAGATTCAGAAGATCCACCTGTTGGAGCGATCTCACTAACATAGTTATCCAATAAGGTAATAGTAGTAGTGGTTGCAGCTTGAGTTGTGAATGTGTGGTCACAAGTAATAGTAGAACCATCAGAAGCCACAGCTGTCACTAATATTGGATCAGTAGTATTATTCGTTGAAGATCCAGTTCCGGTTATTTCAATGTACTTACCGACAGCAATACCTGTCGCATCACTTCTTAAGCTACCAGTGTTCGCAATGCTGATAGTACTTCCTGAGTATGACACGTTATTTCCAGCAGTCGTCAATACTACTTTATAATCTAAATCATCATTATTTTTAGTTGAATATGTGTACGTATCAATCTTATTAGAAATTGTTGTCAATGACATGCGTGAAGTATCAATAACTGGAGACAAGTTTTCATTCTCAGATGTTAATCTTGCAGTTACGACTAATGATTTGTTACCAGATAAAGCTGATAAGTTTTCATTAGTCTGTGAAGCTACGATATTCTTATTGTCAAAATATGTAGTTACGTTAGGTATCAATGAAGTTTCTGCAGAAGCTGCGCTATATGATTCATTGATTGGTGTCATACCAAATGCTAATGTGGTCTCTGAGAATACTTGAGACTGCGCGATAAAGTTGACAGCATCGTATCCAACGTTAACTGTTGCAATTACATTTTCTCCACCAACAAAACCACTGTTAGTAGCATTAGTTCCAACATCGATTACGAATGAATCGATCTCACTATCTACGACCGTGAACGTTCCATTTAAACCAGTAGATGCTGTAGTAACTATACCGTTATATGTTCCTGCAGCCACGTTAGAGATGATGACTGATGAGTTGTTTGGCATAGCATGATTTTTAGCAAACACGCGTACTTTGTCTGTCCCGCTCTTAGTTTGGAAGGGATCAGTCTCTAATATGATTGGAGGAAGCGGTTCATTATTGAATTCGATTACAGGATATTTTGTAATATCGAATACAGCTGAACGAATCGTGAACTTTAGATCCTGTTCTTGGTTTGCTGTCCACGTAGAAGCATTTTGTGATTTAAATAAAACACCAGCATAAGGTTGTTCAGATATGAAACGATCTGTATTAATTGCTTTTTCGCCAAGTTGTGCAATCCAAACTCTATATTGATTTGAATCAGATAATAATACAATACAGTATTCTGTCAAATCTTGCAAGAATACTGGAGACTCGAACCTAAAAGTAGTAGGTTCAGATCCAATGTTTGGATCAATAGTAACCTTATCTGGAGTTAATGTAACTCTTGAGAATGGCAACACCCGTTGACCTGGATATCCATTTACAACTTCACGAATTTGAAGAGTTACTGGAATGCCAATATCCTTTGTTGCAAAGAATACGTCTACACTGGTAATAAATGCACCACCGGTGGATTGTACTAAGAATGTTTGAGCCAATGGATCATACCATCCGCTATCACGAGTTAAACGTTCATCTGAATAAACTTCAGTAGTTTGAGATTCAGAAACTTGTTGAGTTGCAACCTCTGCATTTCTAACAGCATTGATAGTTTTTTGTCTAGTCTCAAGTATACCTTGTGCACGATATTGACCACGACCTTGTGTAGTGAAGTCTAAAGATCCTGTAGTACTATCAGTTAGTTTAAATTCTCTAACACCAGTTCTAAAACGAATTGAATCAGTATTTGGGATCTTAAATACACCAGCAACTGAACCGTTGAAGTTTGTTATAATATCATCAGCTTCTGTAGCTACTACTACGCTTCCATTAACTTCATATTCTGTTCCAGAAATAGAACCTCTTATGATATCTCCATCTTGGAAAGAACCTTTGATGTTCATTATGTAAACAGCTTCAGCGCCAGTATCAGTTGTTCTTTCAACCAATACTGCTATACCAGTTCCTGGAGAAACTGCTTGAGTATTATATGTTGTAGCACCGCGTTGTTTAACAAAAACGACATCGCCTTTATTATATGAAACTTCTGCTTTACCGTCTACTTGTCTAGCAAATTCTTCTGCTGCACCACCAACGTTGGTTTCAGTATTGAATTGATCTGTAGTTCCAGCAGTAAGTGTTAAATTCACCTTTGTCGCTGGAGTTACAAATAAAGATATATCAGTATCATCAAAGAATGGGAATAGTTTTGTATTTGGTTTTAAACCTTTACAAACAAAGAGTAAATCGCGGGATCTGATATATGGAATTAGAGCTGACTGCAATACTCTATCTTCGAGTACTTGATAATCGATTCTTGGTGTAACAGATGTTTGAATACCAGTACGAGATTGACCAACGGTTGTAGCTTGAGTTTGGAATGTAAGAACGCGAGCACCCGCAGCATCATTACCAAAGCTAGTAGCATCACCACCGATAGCTTGCAATTCTGCTTGAGTGAATGTACGACGATCTGACCAACGCGCAGCTCCAAGACCATAATCTCGACTATCGAATCCACGTGTTACAACTAAACGATCGATATTTCGTGTTTGACCAACCCAGTTAGTTTCCCATGCACCCCAAACTGTACCTAATGCACCAGTTGCTTCAAGCGCAGTTTGTACAGCTGTAAAGTTACCTTCAAGATTATTTACAATATCTGGTCTACGATCAACTTCAAACCATTCGTCTGAAGGAGGATTTAAAGACATACTTCCTAAGAAAGTAAAGATAGCAAATGGGTTTACATTTTCTGTGCGAGATGCAAACTGTTGTTTAACTAATTCTCTCTCTGTATATGGTAATGTAATGATATCACCGGTTAATGCATAACCATCAGCATCACGAGCTATGTCAGATTGATTTGTTTCTAATAAATTAACGTTATCCATTGTATAGAATGGTCGTAACTCTTGTAATGTCATATCAATAGCACAACGATAATCTACTGAGCCCGTATCTCCAAGGTCAGAACCTTTAAAGCTATCAACAATGAAACCATTTTTGAAACGATCTAAGCCTAATTCATCTTGAATGGTCAATGACTTGGTTTCTTGTTCCAACAGTGATAAAGCTGTGTAGTATTCTAGATTTTCGATGCGCTTATCAAGTTTACCAATATCTCGCATGGTATATCGTTTAGTATCGACAGTTTCTATTTGAATAGAACCCTGTGATGGGAATAGCGTGTAAGCTGATATGTGCAACTTAGCAATTAGCATGCCTAAGTTTGGATCTTTCGGTTCTTCTGGTGATAGGCTTGCTACTCCATCGACGGAGAAGAATGAACCATCTATGTTTAATGCTAATTTGTCTGAACGTGGCAAGTAATATGAATAACTTGCAGAAGTTTCGAAACCAATTTTAGGAATTTCAGTTTGTGAAGCACCAGTGCCAGAGAATAATACACCAGCATCTCCTATACGAGGACGGAAATCCATAACGTCAGATAAAGCTACTACACCAGTTGAAGAGATATAGTATGGGATCTTATTGTATGGAACTTCTCCGCTGTAGGAGTTAACTGTAAAATAGTCACCAGCTGTACCAATACTATGATCAAAATAATCAAATATGACACGAACAGCTCCACTTGGAACTGGATAACCTTCTTTACGCGTGATAGTAGCAACATCGTAGTGAGTATCGCGTTGACCATTATCAAATGTAAACCAAGATGTGATATCAGTAGTAGTTGCTGGATTTGATGACGCAGCAGTAAAATCTTCTGCCATTCGTATAGTAACTATTCTATAACCGTCAGCTTTGCCTAATGACAGTGTTAATGGCGTTACAGATGCAAGAGTTGTAAAATCCGCTGTTGCATTATCGATTAACGTCTTTTTCTTTTCCTGGGCTGGAGAACCAGCTTTACGAACAGGAGCTAGTAAGCTGTATGCTTTACTTGCTGTTAATCCACTAACTAATACATCAACTCCGTTGTTTTGAAGTGTTATACCAGTTGGGGATTCAATTGTACCATCTGTTCTATTAACTAAGATATAGTCTGTAGTGGTTGCCGCAGGATTGAATTCAGAACCACTAGTAGTAGGACTTGTTGCAGAACCTACCGAGAATGTCAACGAAGTTTGACCTGCACCAGTTGATGCATCAAAACGTTGCGTTGTAGTATATGTGGTTGCCTGTTCATTATCACCAGTGCCTCCACGTGTATTTCTAATAAATGAATATGCAAGCGGGAATAATAATGGTAAACCACCAGGTTCATTGATCTCAGCACCAACTCTAGAATAAACTGCACCTGATACAGTACCGCTAAATGCTGAATCGATGGTGAGTGTATCATTATCAGTGATTGCTGTAACTCTACGGAATTCATATGTTGAAGAAGAGTTAATAGTTCTAATGTAATCACCAACTTTTAATTGTGTAGTGAATGCAGTTCCAGAAGAACCTGTGATAGTAGTAGTTGAAGCAGATATAAAACCTGAAAGGGTGGTATACTTACCATAAACATCGGCTGCAATATTGGTCTTTGTTGTACCGCTATCATAGAAAATTTGTTTTACATCACGATCGAATGTGTATCCGCTCTCCATCTTAACATCGAAGATGTATGCTTTATAAACACCGGTTGAAGTTCCTGGAGTACCTGAATGGAATTCCCATCCACGAAGTCTAGCTGTACCAACTTTAGTTCCTGAACCAGCAGTTTGTGGATTAGAACTCGGAGTTAATCGATTATGTAGATCTACTAATGGAAAGGTTGAACAATCTGGTAATCCTAAAACGTTTGAAACATAAACATAATTACCGTATGATACAGGAATCGCATCATTTGATATACGATCAAATGTTCTGGCTTTAGGTACTTTCACGTATTCAGTAGCGATCTTTTCGATCTCATAGCCTTGAACGTATGCTTTTCCAGGCTCAATAGCAACTGCTACAGCTGTCTCATCTCCGCCTTTTTCTGGAGTTAAGTATCCTCTATTAAATGGAGGATTTGTTGTGTAGTTCCAGTCAATGATACCATCATTTAAATTCTGATATGGATCAGTAGCATCAAACAGTGTTGACGGTTCAACAGCTCCAGATAAACCGCTCTTAAGAGCTACAAAATAATTACCGCCAGATGTAACTATATCACCAAGCTGATAAGTTGTACCTGGTCCACTCCATGCGCCTCTATCGTTGTTACGATGTTCACGAACTGCAACCTTAAATGGGGAAACTGTATAATGACCAGATTCATCAAATGTTCTCCTAGCTAGTGTCTTAGCTAAGATTGAATAATCTGTCTCTGTAACTCTAGATTGTAATACACCGTCAGTAATTCTAATGAGTTCAATAAATGTGTCGTCGAGTGTTGAATCGGGAGCTAATTTAGCTAATGTTAAAATAATTTGATAGCGATGTGCACCAGGAGCATTTTGATTTGGAACGCCGTTAGCGTTATCAGCTAGAGTACTATCATCATTTGAATCAACAATATTTTCATCAACATCTAAACCAATCCTATAACTTGGTGTATTACTATACTTAGAAATTACTAGGGTTTGATCTGTAACAAGGGTAAACTGACCTTTTACAAAATAGATGCCTTTTTGAATAGATGCGATGGTACCTTTACCAAGAACACCAGTACCAGATTTGATCTGTACAGTTCTTTCTACCAATGATGTAGTAGTAGTTGCGTCTGCGACTAATAACTCACCCGCAACGAATGTTTTTGTCTCTTTATCATCGCCTGAAGATGTATATCTGACAAATAAAGTTATAGCATCTGTTATTAATGGATTGTCTTCGTTGGGTTCTTCAAGAGTTACAGTCGTAACTTTAGCAGTAACTCCAGAAGTTTGACCAGTTATTGTAGAACCGATCAATTCATTGGCTATCGTGTTAATGTCTATGCCATTGGTCTCATTCTCAATCTTTATGTAAGTTATGTTTGTATCGACAGAAGATTGACCAGGAATGACCATCGCACCTTCTTTGAACAAGTGCAAACCTACACGCTCTACTTGAGTTTGTAAGTATGTTTGAAGTTGATTTAACTCTCTTACTTGTAAAGAAACAGCAGGTCTAAATAATACGCGAAGGTATCTTTTTGCCTCATCATAATCATCATAATATGGTGCTTGAGAAAAGATCTTTAATGACATATTTTAAAAGCCTTAAATTGAATTATAGTTCTAATACTAACTTGATATCTTCTGTTTGATTTATGTTTCTATTTACAGGCGATAAATTTTCAAGATATACTAATTTGCCAGACATTGGCACATATTCTGGTGCAATTATTGAAGCGATGGTTGCAGTAGCACCACCAATAGTAATAGCTTCGCCCTCTTCAAAACTTGTAAATCCAGTCGTCGAGTTTTGATGAAACTTTATTAAATTATCTGTTGTATCTACGCTGTCTACATAACCAATCGCTCCACTAGTATCTCCTATAACTTGTTGATCTGCTGTAAGAGTGCCAGACAATCCTGTATATTCAATTGTAGTAAGAGCATTTAATGTTGCTGCAGAAGCCACGCTCGGGCCCGTCCACTTTGCAGAGTCTACTGCAAATGTTGTATCCGATGTGTGAGCTGTATCACATACGTATGCATAGTTGTTATAATAAACAACATCACCGACAATATATGCTGTACTTGCTGCCCAATTACCCAACAAACGTACTGCAGTTGCGTCAACCTCATGTGGATTTGCAATTAAACAAATTTGTCTATAATCGTTGTCAACCAAGAAATCTCCAGAACCTTCAGCTGCAACAAGGTTAACGTCAATGATAACATAGAAACCGCCTAACTCTGAAACTGGATCTGAACCATGACCTCCCTTTGGAGAGATGATAGCTCTTGCTGTTGCAGGAGTAGTAGGAGTTCCACCACTAAAACTTACGGTTGCAGTCGTGTATCCACTACCAACTCTTGCTGAGTTCATTATAATTTCTGTAACAACTCCACCTGTGAGAGTAACGTCTGCTGCAATCACAGAAGCTCCAATTCCATCACCAGTAATTGTAACCGTTGGTTTAGATGTATATCCAGAACCTCCGCTTGTTATTTTAATCCTTTGGATAGCTCCAGGAAGAGCAGCTTCTTGAACATCCCATTGAACTGAATCATCATCAGCTTCTAATTTTTTAACTGCAATAAATGAAGAGGTATTAAACTTAGCAACGTCTGCACCAGATAGTGTGTACATGTATTTCCATTGATAACCGTCTGCTAATACTGATCCCATGGAAGTTGGTGTACCAGTTGGCTTGATTGAAGAACCTGAAGTTCCTGCTTTAATACACTTATAGACGTTCAACTCGTCAGTCACGACATAATATTGTTTTGTGCTCAAAGCACTATCTTGATCATCATACTCTGAATATGTTGAACCAGAAATCCAATTATAACGAGGGATAGCACGAGATATATTTGTAGTAGCTAATTTTTTTAGCGCCAATAAATTTCTTTGTGCATCAAATTCGGTCGATTGAACATCGGTCGGCGTTGGAGGAGATGATTCAGAAGACCAAGAAAATGCTCGGCCTATACCAAGATAGTAAACATCATCGAGTTCTCCAGCTAAACCTTGAACCAAGGTATTAGCGTTTTGATAACGAAATTTAGTAGTAATAATAGCAGACATGGTTTTTAAAATCCTTAGGAATATATGGTCTATTTATATCAGTTGAGTTCAACTATAACATCAGATCCTGAAGTTGGATCAAGTAAATCTATTGTCTCATTATATGAGCTTCCAGCTAAATCTGCTGGTTGTAATGTCAAGAATGAAGACATCAATATCGTTGTACCATTTTCATACGTTTCATCGATAGCATTTCTAACTAACACTGGTACGAAGTTAGTCTTCAATCCTAAACATGGACCTTCAAGTACAACATCATCATAATTAGATGCAAATTCTTCAGTTAAGAATTTATACTGATCAAAATGTTTAAATGTTGGTCCAAGCGCAAGTGCTGGTTTAGATGTTAATCCTTCAATTGCTTCTCCAACGACTGGAGTAATGACTGTACCCAATAACTCACGATATGTTTCGGCTATAGTTATTGGAACAGTTACTTTATCCAAGATGATAGGTCTAGTTGCTTCTTCAGCAATCACCCTACCAATCTGCACTAACTTCATCTTCAATCTTTGTTGGCCAACTGAAGCTGTAGAAACTACTTTAATCTGGCCAAAAAATATAAAACCTGCTGGATGAAGTACCTTAGTAACTATATCTTTCCAAGATTCGTATGACTTACTTGTCTTGATAACATATGAATAATCTTGGTAATAATAACTATCTTGCAAATATTTTCTATCAGATAAAAATCCATTATTATCAGCGTATCTTCCGTCAGCATCGCTCCACTTCCCAGAAGAAGGTTGTAACATATCAACTCTGGGGAAATAAAGTTCTATCTGATCTTGGAATAAGATATTAAATAAAGCTTCATATGAAGGTAATGAACCTTTAGCTAGATATAAATCAATAATCTGCTTATAAAGCTTTCTACGATCAACTCCTTCGACAGCTGGAATTGGTCCCGCAACAGCACGCTGAATGTATGGTATAAATTCTTCAGCAACGTTATCAATGTTCTTAATATCAACTAATTTGTTTATAATACTACCAGGAGAATAAACAGTCGATTGCTGCCACTCTAGGTAAGCTTCAAGGAATTCCATGAAGCGTTCATTAGAGCGAAGATGATCAGGTATTACTTCATGTAACACATAATACTGCGGTGTCGTAGTCCCTAACCTGTCAGTTAAAACGGTATACGGCATTTTTTAATCTTCTTTGTGACGAGGAGTGGTTGTATAGTTTACACCAGCTGGTGTACCACCTGTAGCAATCGTATCAACTTCACCAGTTACTGTAACATCATCCATATTAATCTTTATCAATTGATTTCTCTTAGGAGCAATATCATTAGAATTTGGAATTCCAGTAATGGTAATATAATCTCCATTTATGGCTGATGGAGTAAATTTCTCCAGTACGACCAATCCTTGATCAGCGATGATATAACCAATATCAGATATAGTAGTGATTTTAGTGTTGTTCAATATTTTATATAATTCAAGTGTATGTGTACCACCTTTATCGGAGTGTGGTTCAGCACTACCCACTGTTTGAGCTCTATCTTGTATATAAGAAGTTACTCCATTATATGTAAATGAAGTCGAAGTAATAACTTTGTCATTTGAACGAGTATAATAGAGCGGAGAAGAGAACTGTATAGTGTAAAGTCTTGGAGTATTTAATATTGGAACCAAGCGTTTGACCATAAACACTCTAACTGTGCTGTTTAGAATAGAAGGATCACAGGCGTCTATCAATCGTGTCAATTTAGAATGTCTAAACACACCATCAAACTGTTGTAAGTCTGCAGAATTATAATTTGCGATGGTATCTGTCACTAGTTGTTTTAATTCTCCAGCAGTTCTAGATGTAAGAGCTGGATTGTATTTGTAAAATACTTCTAACTTAAGATACGTATACTCTGGATCAATGATTTCTGGACTAATAGAAACGATGTTGCGAGGTTTTAAGATCTGATCTTTGATCTTTTGTTTTTCAACTTCATCTAATGTTTCTCCATCCTTTGGTTTGATAGAGATGTAAGCTTTACCATACTGAGGAGGATCATTTTGTTCTCCGCCCCAGACTGCGATAGATTCAATGTTAGAATAGTTTTCTAAGATCGCAGCTCGATAGTCATCAGGTGTAACTACTCGATTTTGTGCAATGTATGTTAATGGTGCATTAAACTTAATAGAGTCGTTCGATTCGCGATCAGAACCAGAATCAGATTTAGATACGGTTGATATAGTAACATTTGTGTTACCTTCAATATTTCCATTCAAAGTAAATATTGTCGCTCCATTACCTTCTTCTGCAGCAGTAGATAACCATTCGATCTCTACAACATTACCAGCATCTAATTTTCTAGATGTTATGCCGTCGCCAAAATAGATTTCAAATCTTTCTGATACAGCTTCTTGTATGTAATAAGCTTTTGACTCTGCATTAACCTTTGTAAAATCTTTTGCAAGTATATAGACGTCAGATAACGTTGCAGAAAGATTTTCTTTTACTTTAACAGTAATGGTTTCTCTATCACAGTTTAAGTCTGCGATTTCATAGTATTGATAATCATCAAAAGAATCTACTACATAAAATGTAGATTTTAAAATACCCTGATTTATCTTGACATTAGAAAACGTGTACACTCCTCCAATAGGAGAAATGGTTTGTGTTTCGAGGACCGTGAAGATATATTGTTTGTCATTAATAGTCGTCGTAAATTCTGTGCCTCTATCGAGTGTTAACCTAGAAGGAGAACCAGCTGGATTATTTACTGTGATATTGATAGTTGCAAATGCAGAAGTTTTAGAACGAGGGATATAACCCAATAATTTGGCATGCGATACGATGTTTTGTCTACGATCAGCAGAATCTAAGAAGACCTCATTCACAGCCATATTTGCATTCAATGCATTATAGTGTGTATTGTATGCTAAAAGATCTATGAGCACAGCCATGCCTGATCCTTCGAAGTCATAGTCGGTAAATTTACCACCAGCTTGAAGACCTTTCAGATGATCTTTTAAATTTTCTTTTATTTGAAAGAAATCTAGTTCCGTTACATTGATCGGCATGTTATCTTGTTCTCTCTAATACAATAGTTGTTGTTGCTACTTGTCCAGTAGTAATTACTTGAAATTCTAGTGTGAGTCTATATGCATTCAACCCCTCATCGAATACAGAATCAACTTCAAGGATACGAGCTCTAGGCTCAAAGTTAGCAAGGACTCTACGAACAGCTTCTTCTATACTGTGAATCGTAATATCATCTGCTGGTTCAAACAATAGACCTCTAACTCCAGATCCAATTTCTGGTTGAAATGGTCTTTCTTGGAAATTGGTCAATACTAAATTTTGCACAGACTTTTTAACTGCATCAACGTCGCGGATAGGATTTATATCTCCAGTCACAGGGTTAGGTCTAAAGAGTAGATCTAAGTCTGCATACGTGGATTCTCTGCCTCCGTATGTTAGCTCTCTCATAGGTTGAGAGTTGGCCGGACGGTTGCCTATTGGTAAGTCTGATAAGTTTTGTGATCGCATGGTTCTATTTATTATGCCGTGAATGCTTTATATGCTTTTTCTTGAGCATTTATTCTCTTTTGGTAATCTACTACTTTCGTAGGATCAGCATTAGGTTTACCTGCATTAACTATTGCACCACACTCTCCCCACGCTTTCTTGTCAGCATAGTCAGAAATATTTTTAGTCTTAAAATACCAAGCACCAGTCTCAACGGCAATATTCTTATCTTTAACAACCAAGTCTGGATCTTTAACTAGGCGATCATCTCCAAAGAATGCCTTTGATGCTCTTAAATAGTTATCTTTAAACGTAAGTTGTTTTAAACCTCTGCCACGATATTTCCAACCATCACCTGGTTGTGGATCTAACAACTTGCGCTCAACCATATAGATGATATTGGCAACGTATTCTGCACCTTTAGCTACAGCAGCTCTTGCATCATCAAGTGTAGCGAATCGTTTATTTCCTGGGTTTAATTTCGTGAATATGAAGTCTGCACTGTATTTCACGCTTTCTTCTATCTGCGTCCAGCTAGTCTCTACACCAACATTACCAACAAATGCAGCTACACGTTCAGGTGTGGTGATATTATATTTTGGTAGTGTGTCTCTCAAGTATTCATACCAATTACCTGCTGCTGCACCACCAGCTGCCACTAATTTTTCTTTAGTAAATGCAAATGTAAATCCAGAGGATGGAGGAGTTGATGGCTTAGGTTCGACAACTGGATTTTTTTGTGGTACTACTGGAGGAGTCGGCTTTACTTGAGGTTTAGTTTCATAGACCGGAGCAGGAGTTACTGCAGGAGCTCCAGGAGGGAGAGGAGTTACTTCAGTTATTGGAACTTCTTTAGTAGTAACAGGATCTACTACAACTGGAACGGGTTCTTTTGTAACTGGATCTGGAATAGTCTTTTGTACTACTTCAACGTTCGGTACAACTGGAACTTCCTTTTTAGTAATAGGGTCAATCTTCTTCTCATCACATATACTTGCCGTTAACGATTCTATTGAGAGTGAACTAAGTTGCTCTTGAACATTTTGGAATGCAGCACCAACATTGCCTAAAGCATCGTTAAGTTGAGTGAAAATATCCTTGTTGCCTTGAGCATTCAATCCAACAGGTTTGGGGATCTTTGCAATAATGGCATCTAGATCAGGAACTGCTGTACCAAACTTAGCTTTTAGTTCTGCAACTTTTGCAGCATATTCTTCAGCATTTAAACTTGGAAGGTTCAGCAACTCTTCTTTTAAATTAATACTTTCAAGCTTAGGAACATTTACTTCCTTCAACTTATTTTTAATCGTATCAGCAATAGAACCCAGATCACCAATAGAATTTAATCCACCAGCAATCTTTTCTTTTAAGTTGTCTATTCCAGCTTTAGCTTCGTCAAGAGCTGCATTAATTCCACAAGGAGATTGTGACATATTAGTTCAAGTCCACTTTAGGAGCAGTAACTTTATAGTCGCCACCACTATTAATTGTAAATTTACCTACAGTTGTGATTGTAAGATCTGCATCACACTTAAGGTTCCAGTTAGCTTTAGATCCAAACTCTAAACCATCTTTTGATAAGAATTGTTGTGTTGAATTTGTTGATACTGATTGTGCGCCATTTGAGAAAGTGCTCATCGTATCTAAAAATACATTATCTACTTTTCCTGTTACCATCAACGAAGAACTTCCGCCAATAGTTTCAGTCTTATCTACATCGATTAATAATGTTTGATTTTTACCAACGCGTGTTAGGAAATCTTCTTTTACGTTTAAGTTAAAGTTACCAACAGTTTCAATCGCATCATTTTGAGTTATTTTAGTATAGCGATTACCATGCACTTTTAAGTTATAGTCTCCCATAACTTCCATCACATAATCACCTTTGACTAATACTCGTTGATCACCTTCAATCGTAATATTTTGTGTTCCACGAATTAAGATGTTGTCATCATAGACAACGATCGTGTAATTTTCACCAGAAACTTTAGTTACCTTATCTCCATCTGGAAATATCTCGTAGAATGTACCTGCGGGATGATGCTCAACGATTCGCGAGTTATTTTCAGAATCATCGATCTCACGGACGATGCCCGTTTCACTCTCAAATGTGTGGACGAATGGATATGTTCCTCTAACTCCACGGCGTGGTTCTGGCTCTTCCCATGAGCCCCTGGACTCTTCTGGGGAGTCACTTACAACTGTTGGGATATACGGTTTAGTAGCTTTTTCTATCCCTTTAACCTGCTCAGCATAGCGAGAATAATAGGACA